CAAGAATCCCGTAAGTGATACGCACATAGCTAATGCTGGTGCGTTAGTACTTGCTATGCAGAGATGACATAGCAAGATCTATTAGCAATTCCGCTAATAGATAACCAATGGCTATAAAGCCACTACCACAGAAAGGGGCATAATGCCCAATCTGCAGAACTTGGTCCTCAAAGACCGAGCCGCGACTCCCGTCAACCACACGTTCACCCCCCGCGGAATTTCCTCGGACGGTGTGGCGAGTGTTGCCGAGAGCTCGGGAGTTCCGATCGGAAACAATACGTATTCGATCAGTCTCCGGACGACACCTGATGGCCGTTATAAGGGCACTGCCAAATTGGCAGTCCCTATCGTGCAGACTCAGACTATCAACGGGATTTCAACCCCGGTGGTTGTCCGTGTCGCACGTGCGACCCTGACTCTCGACTACGATAAGGCGTCGACGACTCAGGAGCGTAAGGACATCGTCGGCATGCTTGCCGATTCCCTCGATCCCGCGAAGACGCTGGTTAACAGCGTCCTTGTGGATCTCGAAGGCGTCTATTAATGGCCGGCCGTCCCTCCAGTAACAATGGTAACATTGCTACTTTGGGGATGGTATGCGCATTAATAATGGGTGTCGGTCTCATGCTCAGCATGGATCGGCGTTCCTCTCTCATACAGGAACATCCGTATGACAAGCATGAAAGTTCGCGCGAAATATTGCGCGAATTCTCTCGTCCCGAAAACGTTCGAACTAGTGCTCAGGGAACAGATCAACAATCTGTACCCCTCATCACGAACTGATTATCTCCGTCAGGAGGTTTTCAGTAAGTATGTCTCTAGTGAGACCGATCCTCCTGATGTCAGGAGGCAGCGCGCAATCAATAAATGGTTGTCCGCTGAAGAAACTAATCGGTCTACGAATGAACGCCTTTTAACTACTGATCCGGAATATCAAATAATACCCCGTGTCAGTTGGAGTTCATTTAGTGACAAACTTCGTTCGATCGTTTCTGCGATTATCGGTGAGATTCCGCCAGCTGATATCCACCACACAGGTGGATTCAGCAGTGGTGCCTCGACGAGTCGTGTGAGAACTGAGGGACACCCGTCCCTTAAGTTCGTAGGCGAAGCAGATATCACTTTCCGTGCAACAGACCTAGTGATTGACCTCTTAGTTGAGGCTCCACTTTGGTTACGTTATGGAATTCCTTCCATTAACGTTGTTGCAGGGAACGAGATGTTCACTGTGCCTAAGAACGCTGAGGTTGATCGGTGCGCCGCTAAGGAGCCCGATCTTAACATGTATATGCAGAGAGGTGTAGGTGATTTCTTTCGAAAGCGTCTACACAAACAGGGAATTGATCTTCGTGATCAATCTCGTAACCGTAATCTTGCTCGAGAGGGCTCGATTACGGGGCAACTCTGCACCCTGGACCTTAGTTCCGCTAGTGATTCTATCACTACTGGGCTGTGTCTGGAGTTTCTACCTATACATTGGTACAGATTATTGAGTGATCTTCGATCACCCACTACTCTAATGCCAGATGGTAGTATACATGAAAATGAAATGTTCTCATCGATGGGTAACGGTTTTACTTTTGAGTTAGAGAGTTTACTCTTTTACTCAATCGCTCGAACCGTCGCTTACTTTGAGGGCATTTCAGGTGTCATCAGTGTGTACGGAGATGATATCATCGCTCCTACCGCATTGGCCACAACTCTTATTGATGTGCTTGCCTACTTGGGCTTTTCCGTTAATCAGGAAAAGTCCCATGTAGATGGACACTTCAGGGAGTCTTGTGGGGGCCACTTTGACAATGGCTTTGACATCACCCCATTCTATGTTAAACGCCCAATCGAAAAGCTGACTGATCTTATTGAGATCCTCAATAAGATCAGAAAGTGGTCCGATGACGGCCTTGGCATAGGTGTACTTGATCCATCACTATTTCCCGTATGGAAAATGGGGAAGGAACTCGTACCGCCTCAGCTATGGGGTGGCGATGATTTAGGCTCCAATACATCGTTAGTTACTGGGGATACTCCTCGGATGCAATTGCTTCCGAAGGTATCCCGCAGAACTACTGGTGTAGGAGGTTATATTCATCGTCTAAGCACGCAGATGCAGTCTACAGACGTATCTCTTTCAGAGCGGAGCATCCCCAAGGGAATGTTCCAACTCCGAAAGCGTCGTGCAGGTCACAGACTCAAGATTACACCATGGTGTGATCCGGAG